TCATGCTGCCTCTGCCCTGTAATCCATCGGCGCCGCCACGAAATCAGAGATGTCGCTCTCGTACCAGGCCACGCTGCGCGCGCCGATTACGACGCGTTTCGGGAACGTCCCGGCCGCCTCGCGCCGGTAGATCGTTGCAGGGGAAAGGCCGGTGCGCTCACGCACCCTTGCCATGCGCAGCAGGCTATCCTGCCGCCTATCACGCTGGGCGGTCATCCTTCTCTCCTCTCAATCATCAGCTGCTCGCGAATGCGCAGCCCCAGCCGCGTCAGTCGGCAGTACCCGCGATTGCGGTTCTGATATGAATAGCCCTCTCCGCCGACCATGATCCCGCGCCGGGCGAGCGCCGCGCAGGTATCGAGGCCGACGCCGCGCGTTTCCACGACATAGGTGAAGTCCTGGCCGTCATCGTCAGCTGGCCGGTGCGGCTGGAGGCGGCAGAGCAAGCGCTTCTGCGGGTCCGACAGTCCGGCGACGACGACGGCAATGGCCGCCTGCCCTTCCGCCAGCACGCCGTGCAGCTGCGCCGCCTGGCGCTCAGCGGCACCGGCGCGGCGATCGGCCTCGTCGCGTTCGGCGCGCAGGGTTTCGAGGGTGTCGGTCATGTTCCGCAGGCTCCCCCACAAGCATTGCCCCATCCGAACATGTCGCCATCAACGAACACATGCGAAAAGTCGATCGACCGGAGAGGTTCAAGGCTATCGTGTATAAAGGCGGGAAATTCGACGCCGGGCAGGCCGTGACGCGCTGCCTCATCGGCAAGGCAGGCCTCCTCAAAGTCGTCTGGATAATCTCGCTGCATGACTGCCCATTCGTAATCTGAGCGAAATGGGCAGCGAATGCAGCCTGACCGGCCAAAGGACTGCCCGAACTCTTTCTTGAGCCACCGCTCACAATCTCTGCGGCTCCACCCAATCTCGAGCAGTGGATGCCTATTGTATATCCAAGGCATGTGCGACGGCGCGGCCCTGTGGGCCTCATCTCGCGTGATCCCGATCCACAACTCAACTATCGGATCTTTACCCATGCGCGCCCGCGGCGATTTGCCGAGCAGCTTCCGCAATTCGCGTCGCACTGGTCGGATCTTGTAGTCCTGAGTGCAGCCGCGCGTCAGTATCCCGCGCGACCCATCCGGCTTCCGAATGAAAAACGGCGGGTTAGAAAAACGCTTCCGCTTACCGGCGATCGCGTCATCGAACTCCTGCTTCAGGCTCGCATCCTGCCGTACGATCACATCAATATCGCGCGGCCGGGTATTGTCGCTCAGCAGGAACCGAAGGTTATCCTTGGCTGATGTCTGTTCGTCGTCAGGATCTCCGTTGATCGCCACCGACGGCCGTGGGCCAATCAACCCGCGATCTGCCAAATAGATCATGGTGAGCGATTGGATGCCAAGGCCATTGGAAATCGCCCGCAACGCTGGGTTTGGCAGCGGCGATGAGATGCCTGGGAACTCATTGTCCAAGAATGCGGGCGGGGTCATGCTGCCTGCCTTTCCACGCGCTGGAGGTAGTGGCGGATCACGTTGACCGGCATGGAATTGCCCAGTGCCTTGTAGCGCGGGCCGTCCGCCATACAGTCGGTCACGAGCCTATCGCCATCTTGCCAGACCGCCCTGCCCTCGACAGCCGCCAGCTGGGCTTCGTCCACCTCGACGGTCCGCGAACGGTATGGAATGGCGGTGAAGTGGTCGGGGAAACCCTGGAGTCGCTCGCACTCGACCGGCATGAGGCGGCGAACGCCTGTGCTGGCGACGTAGCTGCGGCTGGAGCCGCCAGACGCCGCGCGGATGTTGGCGGTGTCGTGCGGCCCTTCGAACTGCGCTCCACCCTCCCTACCCCTCAGGTCGAACGCCAGATACGTCTGTTGCTTCATTCCCGGTTCGGCAGCGAGCGCGCCAGCGATACCCATGGTGCGCACTTCATTGCGCTGGTTCTGAGCGAAGGCAACGACGTGCGGCTGGCCCGTGGTCAGGCTGAACGATGCGTCCTCGCTGATACCCATGCCCGCGTCGCGCAGGCGCATGCGCCCCTCAGCGTCAGGCGACATGCTCTTAGCCTCACCAGTGCGGCCGACAGTATCGGCATGGACCGCATAGGCGATCGCCTGGGCTTGCGGGCTAGATGATCCGAGCGACCCGAAAACTTCCTCGCTATGGGTCAGATCCTCCCGGCTGTTGAACGCGACCGGCACGAGTGGAGTGCTGCGACCAGTGCCGTCCTCACTGGCGTCGAAGCCCTCCGCGCGAAGGCTATGCGTGACGAACGTCTCAATCTCAAAGTCCACCCGCTGCCCCTTCGCGGTCAGGCAGGCAGCCCGGTCGATTGGTCCGCTGGTATTGCCCCCCCGAAGGCTTCCGTAATAAGACCACCATCGCAGTCGAAGTCGGTGCCGAGGCCCCCGCCTCCAGTGCTGCGGCTAGGGATGGTGGGAGCCGCTTGCCCCGGTTCGCGGCGCGGCGGATGATTCCCGTGCAGGCCAGTGCGCTCAAAAAGTACCGCAGCGGGATCGATCCCGTCCACAAAACTTGCGACAAGGATGACACGCGCGCGTCTCTGGGCCAGGCCGAAATATTGAGCGTCCGAAACACGCCACGCGGCTTTTCCGAAGGGTCCATCAACCATGCCCGCACTGCTCCACCGTCCGCGTTTGAGTGGTGAAACGATGGGGGTATCGCTTCCGACAATTCCTGCCAGGAAACATCCGAAGGGATTGTCGGCGTGGGAGAGGATGCCGGGGACGTTTTCCCAGAGGAATCCCCGGAGGCTTCCAGCGCGTCGAAGAGCGTGAACAAGGCGGAGAAACTCCATGGTGAGATTGCCGCGGGCGTCGGCCATGCCGCCGCGCAGCCCCGCGACGGAAAAGGACTGGCACGGCGTTCCGGCGACGAGCCATTGCGGAAGAGTGACGCCCAGCCTGCGGAGGAACCGCACGCGTATTGCGGTGAAGTCGCCCCAGAGCGCGGGGCCGCTACCCTGGCGCGTGCGGCGTGCGTCCTCCGCGCCGTGGCGGTACGACATGATGGCGCGCGGCGCGGCCTCGATTTCCGAGGCGAGCGACCATTGCCAATGCGGCATGGCGACTTCCGGCGCCCCGATGCCAGAGCAGACGGTGGCGGCGATCATTTGCGTTTCCCTTCCGCCATCTTGCGGAGTGTCCGCAGGTCGGTGCTGATCGAATGGAGCGGCCAGCCAATCCAGATGATCGCGAAAATGCCGAGCAGTTCGCCCATCAGTCCGGCCTCCCGATCATCTCATTGTGGACAGCGACGATCGCGCTCAGCGCGCCCATCGCAGCGTGATTGTCGCCAAAGCTCACGAGGATCGTGCGCGCCCGCGTCTCATCATCGAGGGCGACGATGTGCAGGCCTTCGGCTGGCCAGATCTCGTCTTCGCGCAGGTCGCCCGGCACCCGGTCGCTTTCGAGCCATTGCTTGCCCCAGTGGGCGCGCAGACGGTCGCAGGCAGCGTCGAACGGATCCGGCTCGGACTGCGGCACGCCATGCTCGTGGCAGAATTTGCACGAGGCCGGGTTGCGGCGGCAGTGGGCGATCCGCCCTTCCGTGCCGCTCCTGACGATGTGCGCCAGGCCCCACCGGCCCATGCCGATGGTGAAGTCGTCGGTGGCGGCGCCGAACTTGCTCATGCTGCATGCTCCGCCCAAGCGGGGGTGACCGGCTCGTCTTTCGGAAGCTGGTTCAACGCGTATTCAATGGAGCGGCGTGCATTCCGCAGCCTCTCATCAGCGGCCCGCACCCGAGCATCGGCGTTGCAGTCTGCCAGCTTCTGGGAAAGCGCATTGCGAATGAGATAGCTGCCGGATTTAGGGTCTATCTCCAGCATCGCACAGAGCGCGTCACGCAACTCGGTCAGCTTTGGTATTTCCTTTTCCGCTTCCTTCAGCAGAAGCTGGCGCTCGATCTCGACGCGCTTGCGCATCTCGGCGTCCTGATAAGCGTAGTGATCTTTCAGCTGGTCGATACGGATTTGGAGGCTGACCATATCCCGCGCTGCCTTCTCGACGGCTTCACCGAACCGTTTGCGAACGACTTCGCTACCGCGCCACATATCCACCTGCCGCGGGGCTGGACGCCGCGAGGCATGCGTGCGGTTCACGCCGTCTATCAGGAGCTTCATGTACGCGTCCTTCGGCAGATCGACGCGCTGCACTGTCGGGCGGCGCGCGTAGCGCCACACCTGATCCTTACGGACAATCAGGCCGCACATTTCAGGGATATCGGCGACCGTGCAAAGGCCGTCAGGCACGGCAAACGTAACCGACCCGGCGAATTTCAGGTACGATTGCCACTTCGCGGATGTCGTGTCGGACCGCAGATCGCTGCGGCTGATCTTGATCTCGAACGCGGCTGGTGCGGGCTTGCTATAACTCTTCTGCATGGTGAAGACGTCGGGGCGCGGCGAACCGCTTGGCCCCAGCTGCATATCGCACCATACCATGCGCTCCGGCTGGCGGAGGTGCGTGGCAAGGTCGTCCAGAAGGCCATCATGGGTCCAACCATGCGCCATCAGTAGTCACCTTCGGAGGTAACGACCGCGTCTTCATCAATGATGATCTTGGTGCCGCAAGCGTACCAGCCCCGGATAAGCTGATCCATGCCCCAATTGCGGCCGAGGCGGGAAGTGTCCTTTAGGTTTCGACCTTCCAGCGTCGCCGAATAGATCTTGCCGTCCCTGTCGATCGCGATCTCATAAGAGCATGCGTGGACGGTGCGCCTCTCTGCCTCATCTTCATCAAGCCCGATACGATAATAGCCGCTGGTCGTCTCAGATTCATTGACCACGACGCTGATGATCGGGCCGTATGCATAATCGTGGCGGCCCTTATAGCGCTCGCGCATGCCATTGGCGATTTCCGACAGCTTGATCTCCTTCGGCGCCAGGCTGAGCAGGTCATCCATGTCCTGAGACAACCGCCCCGCCACCAGATCCGACACGCGCGCATCAATCTGCTTTTTCAGCATGCCGGTGACCACGCTGCCATATGTCGGCAGGTCCAGGCGATCGACGCGCAAAGCGTCCTCGACGGCCTTTTCGATGAGCTTGCCAGTGTCGCTGTAGGAGCGCAGCGCGCGGTCCACGCTCTCGACAATTAGCTTTTCAACGCGGCTGTTCACCTCCTTCTCAATGAAGTCGGGCGTCATCTTGGCGGCCACGGCCGCGCTGATGATGTTGGTTAAATCGTTCATCGTTCACTCTCCCGCTGGCACGGGGCAACCCGCGCGCAATCGCTGGTGCAGACCGGGCAGCCGCATTCGTCGCCCGGATCGGATTGGTTGGCGGGCCGACCGGCCTCGACGGCCGACCCGCGTGGATCAGGTGACAGCCCTGGAGAGGGGCGTGGACTGTCCGAGGCTCCCGCCAGCTGCGCGGTCGGGGGGATGACGCGCAGGTCTGGCAAGGGGGATAGGTGCATGTTGCGGCGCATGCGCATCAGGCGGGTGAAGGCCAGAGCCGCGTGGTTTATGTCCATCACCGCCCTGCCCTCCACAGACGCGACCACCAACGGCGGCGCGGCTGGTCCATCGGCAGGATCGGGCCGCGCATGCGCTGGGCCTGCCATTGCGTCTGCGGCGCGGTGGTGAGCGGGTCAGTGCCGCGCGTGTGGAAGCGCGCGGTCATGAGATCGGCTCGAACAGCAGGGCGGCGGCCATCTTGTCGCGGTACTGCCAGAGCATGCGAACCGTCAGGGCGAGCGAGCCGATGCCAGCGGCGGCGAACAGCGTGGCGGCGAAGAGGGAAAAGGCGGTCATGCCGACGCTACCCGGAGTGGCACGACCTTGCTGCCGTTGACCTCGATCTCAAGCTGCTCGGCGGCTCGGATCATGCGGCTGGCGCCGTTCAAGAGAAATTCGCGCGCCAGGCCGACGTCGGTCAGCAGCAGGTCGTGCGCTTCGGTCGCGCAGTAGCCAGCGATGTTGACGAGATCGACGGTGCGATACTGCGCGCCAAGGCGCTGAAGGTTGCCCAGGCGGGACAGCGTGTCCGCTGCGGCTGAGCCGACCATGTAGGATGGGATTGCCATCGGAACCTCCCCACCGTGGCGGCCGGCTGAATGCGCGGCGCGTCAGGTGATGGAGAGTAGATAGTAGGACGTATCCCACCTTGTCAACAGTAATGTAGGATCTATCCCATCACTCATCCGGCGGGATATAATCAGGCCAAAATCCGTCATGATCCGGCGATGCCTCGGCCGGACGCTGCTGCGCGGTGATAATTGGGGACGCATCAATGTTTTCGGGGAGGACAGGAAGATCGCCGTCCAGCCCCAACCGGATGACTGCACCATCGGCATGAGCGCTTTGAAAAACAGCTTCCGTAATCCGCCCGCGCCCCAAATAACTACGGATCAATTGCGCCTGGACTGACTTCACATAGCCAATCTGCACACCACGAGCGCTGAACACGGCAACAGCCTGCGGATCGACCGGGTTCTTTGGCTCGGGAACGAGATGCACTTCCTCGCCAGGATGCGACCAGACGATTTCAGAACGGCGATTCGACTTATCTTTATTTGGATGGTCAGCGCCGACGATGATGAGAGATAATTGGGGCATCAGGCTAAAGTCCGCAGAAGTAGAGCATTAATATTCCGAAATAGAGCAATCTAACCTTTAATATCTGTTGAATAGTTGGCGAAAAACAGGTTTCTCAAGGTTCGGCACGGGGGCGCGCCGAATCATATGGGGGTTCCAAATGTTTACTTTTCGAACGGCGCCAGCCGTAATGTTGCTCGCTGCCATCTCTAGCACGGCAGTCGCGGCGCCCAAGATGGTGGTTCAACCGGTGCAGCTCGCCGAGGAGAGTATTCGCTACAACCATGGCATTCCGACTATAGATCAATTCTCGACCGGCGGCTCCGTTCAGGTCCGGCCAGCGCCTTTGGACCATGGCAGCCTCGCCTTCAACATCGCCGTTTATAATACCGGCACGCAGTCGATCAATATCGACGTGGCGAACTTCACGCTTATGGCGGGCGAAGTAACGGTTACGGCCCAAACTGCCGATCGGCTCCAGCAGAAAGCCCAAAGCCGCGCGGCATGGGCGCAATTTGCGGTGGCCATGGCTGGCGGCCTGTCAGCGGTCGCCGCAGCGAGCCAGCGGGACACATATCGCAGCACCTTTGTCACGCCCCGCGGTACTTATCGCAGCTATTACAGCGCACCAAGCGCCTATGGTCAATTGCAGGCCACCGCCGCGATCGCCGGCGCTGGATTGGGCGTAGCTGCTATTCAAACTCAGCTTGACAAGACCCTGGATGAACTTGGCAGTCAGATTGTCCAGATTACGACGGTCGATCCGGGCGAGAGCTATGCCGGGACGATCGTGTTCGAAAAGGTAAAAATCACGAAGCTGCCTCAGCAAGTCACGATGATCGTGGATTGGGCCGGACAGAAATACCCGTTCACTTTCCAGCTGGCAAAGCCAGGAACCCCGGCACCAGCTTTCAAGCCAACACCGATAGTGCCAGCGGATCATGTTCCTGCGATCAGTAGTAGCGAGACAGTTGACCCTACGACAGCCGCGCTTACAAACGCATTTCCGCCGCAAGCAATTCCGGCAACCCAGCCGCCTACCTCCACCCCATCGCTTGGCCAACAAGCCCCGATACTGGCGCCGTCCGGTTGCACAACATGGACGGTGGACAAGTGTATTCAGCCGTCACCGGGCGCATAGGTCTATTTATGGACACGGGTGGTCAATGCCGTCGGCCGGACCAGACCACCCGACCAATGATCCGAACATCCTGGCCATCGACCACTTGCTTGTCGTGCAACGTGTTATCGGAAATGATTTCCACCTTCCCGCCTGCGGCTGGCCGCAAGCGCTTCACCGCCCCTGCCCCGTAAAGCGCAATCGCCCAGATCCGGTCCGTCATGTTGAGGCGCGTTTGCAGCGTGTCGATCACGATCATGTCGCTATCGAGCAGCGTGGGCTGCATGCTGTCGCCTGCGCCATGCGCGACCAAGAGGCGATGTGGGGGCGACTGGCTGATGGCCCGAAGTAGGTTCGGATCGAACTCGACGGTACCTTCCTCGACATAATCATCAAGGTTAGAGCCATCGCCCATCGCAAAGCCGAGGTTGATGCGCTTCAGGGTGATCGCGCCATCGCCGTCGGCGACGCCCACTGTGGGCATCTGGTCAGGCTGGGGATGTTCTGGAACAGGCAAAGGCAAAACATCCTCACCTTGCGCCGCCCTGGTCAGCAATCCGATCGGCTGCCCCAGCGCGGTGGCCATGTGATCAAGCATCGCGACGCTGGGCCGCAAACCCTTCCCCCGAGACAGGTCATATAGAGGCTTGCCTTTGGTTCCTGCGCGCTTCTGGATAACGCTGTCGTAATAGTCTCGAGCACGCGGCGCCTGCTCGATCGCCTTCCGCACAAAAAACTGGAGAGGCGTTTCATCGGTATTTGACATGTGGGATACATCCCACAAATCTAACACCGCGACCATGCTGGGATTTATCCCACTCATTTTACTTGACCGTGGGATTTGTCCTACGTTATGCACTGGTCATGCTCCAACCGGAAAACCTGCTGTCGGCCGTTGAGCGCTTCGCCGCTGAAAATGGCATGTCCGAAATCACATTCGGCCGCAAAGCTATGAACGACCCCCACTTCGTTCGACAGCTTCGCGAGGGTCGCCGATGTTGGCCAGAGACGGAGGGTAGGGTCCGTGATTTCATGCGCCAGCAATTACCCGCCCTCTGCACCATCTGCGACGTTCGGCTGACGGACACCGCCATCCGCGCCTGCTCGGTCCGCGATTGCCCCAATGCCCAGAGGGACGCCGCCTGATGTTTTCCCTGTTCCATACCGGCTGGATTGCCGCAGTTGCGAAGGTTTCACCATGGAATTGAACCACTCCCTTTCTGACGAGAATGGAAAACGCGTCATCGCCGACGCCCTTCGCCTGTTCGTCGGCCGCGGCAAGACGATCAGCTGGGAAGATCTGGCCGAAGCCGTCGGCGAAAAGCCTGGCACACTGCGCACCTATGCCGCCACGCCGCCGGTCGAGATGTCGGCGCCGCTCATGATGCGCGTGTTCGCTATCCTGCCGTCTGCTGCATGGGCGAAGGTCAACGCCGTCATGGGCTTCTGCGCCCCGCCGCGCATCGAGGATGAGGAAGCGGCCTGCATGCGCCGCGCCCTGGCCCAGGCGTCGATGCTGGTGGCGGAAGGCAATGAGTTTCTGGCCGATGGCGTCATCGACCATCGCGAGCGCGCAATCTTTTCCGAACGCGCCGAGGCGCTGATCCCGACGCTGCGCGCGCACATCATCTAGGACTGAACTGAGCGGGCCGGGCGGCCCAGGAGTGACGATATGGAAAGCGCGAATAGCGCGGTCCCGGTCAATGCCGGTTCCGCGAACGATATTATATTGCCCGGCCGGAACGGCAAGCGGACGCCGCAACAGGTGGTCCGTGACGACCGGCTGACGAAGATGCTTCGGGCGCTGGAGCGTGCCGCAAACGCTGGAGTCCCCTGCCCCAGCAATGACGACCTGTCGCGAACGCTGGGTTACGCCAGCCCGTCGAAAGCCTCCGACCTGATCGCCATGCTGGAGACTATCGGCTTCATCACGGTCGAGCGCGGCTGCGACACTCGGGTCGTGACGATCGTTAAGACGGGGAAGCGGACGGCGGGCGAGGTCGGCAAGCGCAGGCAGAAGAACGGCTGGACTGAGGATCAAGAAGCGATCCTGATGGACGGCATGGCGGAAGGTCTGACGTTTGCAGCCATCGGCAAGATCCTGGGCAAGAGCAAGAACGCCTGCGTCAGCCGATTCCACGCGCTGGCGGCAAGCATGGGGCATCAGGCAGCATGAGCGACTGGAAGCCCGGCATCATAGCTGCGAACTGTCTGGACGGGGCGAAGTCGCTACCCGGCTGGATATCAGACCCTTTCGGCCTCGACTGGGCGGTAAACCGTGAAACTCTAAAGCCAGCATGGGTTCTCCACCACCTGCCCACCGGCTGGGTTATGATGGCGATCGATCACGAGATCGGCGACGTGATCCAATGCGTGGATCTCATTCGATCACTGGGAGATTGGTCGTTCACCGATCCGGCAGGCGTGGAAGATTTCAAAGATTGCCTTCAGGTCGTTCGAGCATCGGGCTTTACGGTGTTTAATGCGCGGTTGGTCGGGCGTCCGACGTTTCCCGATCAAATCAAGGCAGTCGCAGCATGACGCGCCGCTACCGCCGCCGCACCTTCGCCGAGGTGGCCGCACAAGCGCGGATCGATGAACGTCGACAGGTCGCCGACTTCGGCCGTTGGCAGATCACCGCCGTCACAAATCTAATCGCAGTGGGCAAGCTGGACGCGGAGAGCGGCACATTGCTCGGCGTTCGGCTGGCGACGTTCGTGGAGCAGATTGAGCAAGGTCTGCATGTTGATAGTGAAGGGTGCGGACGATGACCGGGAAGAGGATTACAGCGCCTCGACATGTTCACACACCCTCTGCCGGGGAACCCATTGGCAATGCAGAGATGGCTGTTCGCCGCGCCGACGGCAGCAATGGTAGTGAGCGATTGCACGGCCGCATCGAAGCCCTGATCGCCCGTACCGCCGACACGATCGCGGTACCAGCCCGGTTCTCCGCCCGCCGGCTGGACTATGCCCGCGCGTATCTGGGCTTCGAGGTCGCTGACCATGCTGGGGTGTCCAGTGGAGATTGAGCCGCGCCCCGCAACTCCGGAGCAACAGCGCGAGCGGCGGGTGGCGGCTGTAACCTTTGGCGAGGCTCGTCGCGATCGGGCGGCTGCGAAACACGCGGCTGCGGTCACCGAACGAGATGCCTCCAGCGCCGATCTGGAAAAGGCAAAGGCGCACCTGGCCCAATGGGATGTCGCGCATCCCGACCCGCAGAGATCTATGTTTGAGGAGATACCGAATGTCTGAAGGAACTGTAGCGGGCGATCAGCTCCGTTTGCTCATCGAGCGCTGGGAGAGGCTGGACGAGGAAAAGAAGGGCATCAGCGACGACCAGAAGGATGTCCTGCTCGAGGCCAAGGCAACTGGCTTTGATGTCAAGATCATGCGCCAGATCTTCCGTCTGCGCAAAATGCAGCCGCACGACCGGCAGGAGATGGAGGCCATCCTCCAGACGTACCTTTCCGCGTTGGGCATGGAATAGCCCATCGTGGCAGCATCATGGTTCAAGGCGCCCCGCGCGACGGGCGGGCGAAAGCGGGCGGCACCCGCTGGAATGGCCGAGCGGCCGGTCCAGCGCGGCGCCATCCGCCTGCTCGCCATGCAGCGCATCGAAGCGGTGGCCGTGCCCAATGGCGCGCACCTGGCGGGCGATAAGCTGGCGCGCATCAAACAGATGGCGGCGCTGCGCAAGGATGGACTGCGACCAGGCTTCCCTGATCTTATCCTGTTCGGCCGTCAGCAGCTGCAAATCGGCTTCATCGAGGTGAAGCGGGAGATCGGCAACGACCTGTCGGACGATCAGGAAGACTGGCGTGACATGATTCTCGGCTGGGGCTTCCCCTGGGCGATGATCCGCCAGCCCGAGGAGGCGCTGGACGTCGTGCGCTCGTGGGGGTGGATTAAGTGAGCATCATCGCGTCCGCATTGAAGCATATGCTCGCCGCAGGGATGCCTGCGGACGCGATCGTCGCCGCCGTGGCGGAAATGGAAGCCAACATGGCTGTCCCGTCAGATCCCGTGGCCGACAAGCGCCGTGAATATGACCGCAATCGCCGCCGCAACGAGCGGGCTGCGGCGAAGCTGTCCACCGGACATCCGCCGGAGTCCGCCGACAAGGCGGACATTGCGGACAAGTCCCCCTCTCCCGCCCCCTCCCCCTTCCTTCCCCCAAACCCCCAACCAACCCCCGCCCCCACCCACACCCCCGCGAAATCCGCACCCACGCGTAAGGGCACCCGTTTGCCGGAGGATTGGGCGCCGGATCCCGTGATCGGTCCGACTGCCGACATGGTTGCAGGTTGGCCGCCAGGGACACTGGCACGGGAACTGGAGAAGTTCCGCAATTACTGGATCGCCAAGCCCGGCAAGGACGGGACGAAGACCAGCTGGCAACGAACATGGATCAACTGGCTGATACAAGCCGACGATAGGATCGGACGAAATGAACGCTCAAACCGCAATCAGCACCAAGACGGCGACGGCAATAAGTTGGTCGGAGCCGGGCTTGCCTTCGAAGCTGAGTACGCTGCTCGATCAACGCCTTGGCCTCAATGACCTGCCCGTCGTCGGACCAGTCAGCGCAGATCATCTCCGCGCTTACGTCGCCGACGCTGTGCCGCCCACGGCAACGGAATATCAGGTCAATCAGATGATGACCCGCGTTGCCAACATGATGCCCAGCCCGCGCGGGCTGACGAGGGAGCAGGCCGACGAGCGGATGATGCTCTATCGCCGCACGCTCAGCCGCCACGCGCTGCCTGACCTTCAGGCTGCTTTTGATGTCATCCTGCGCCGGTGCCGGTTCTTTCCGACCGTGGCAGAGATCGAAGAGATCGTGTTGCCGATCCGGGCGAAGCGCATGGCGCGGGTGAGCAGGGCCGACATGCTGATCATGAAGCATGAACGGGAATGGAAAGAGCCCCAGCCGTTGCTGACCGTCGATGAGGCGACGCGTCTCGGTCGCATCCTTGCCGCGCCTCTGGCGGGCGAAGGCGAAGCGCAGTAAGAACAAGAGTAGAACGGAGCGAGCGGTCATGAGCGGGTATAGGGCAACGGATTGGTGTATCGTGCAGACGTCCAGCGCGGGAACGCTGGCGCTCGCGTCCGCGCTCAACGACGCGGGCATTGAGGCGTGGACGCCGATCGGTATCGCGGTAAAGCGCATGGGCAAGACGCGCGATCGTGTAGAGCAAACCGTGCCGCTGATGCCAACCTTCGCATTCGCCCGGTACCATAGCCTGCCCGATGTGCTGGCAATGGCTCACGCGCCCGCGCCGGTCTATCAGGTGTGGGATAAGGAACAGCGGCGCATGGTGATGCGCGGCCGCCCGTTCTTTCGCGTGTTCCGTCATGGACATATCTACCCAGCCGTCAGCGATCGCGACCTCGATAAGCTGCGCCTTGCTGAGCGCCAGGGTCGGCCCATCGAGCATGTGCGCATCTTCAAGCCCGGCGAGGCAGTGCGGTTAGGCGCAGGGTCTGGGTTCGAGGGATTGATCGGCGAGATCTCAGAAGTGAAGGGTAACTATGCGTTCGTGCGGTTCAGCCTGTTCGGTACGCATCCAACAGTGAAGGTAAATGCGCGCAGCCTGCTATCAGCGGCTTGACGCAATCGGAACATATCATATACATCCAAGACTTCGCCGCACATTGCGGCATAGGCATTTGCCGAGGTGTGGCCTAGCCACTGCGGTCGCCGATCCACCGAATGTTCTTTCGGGGTTGTGCGACGCATATCAGATAATCGGAGCGAACCTATGGGGAAGCTCAAAGCGATCAGCAGCCACCTTGTTTCATTGAAGCCAACCGTCGGGTTCCTTCAACAGTCGCCGAAGAGTGAGGCTGCGACGCGCATCGCCTATGCGCCATGGCGCAAGTGGTACAGCACTGAGCGGTGGCGCAAGCTGCGCATAGCCATCTTCAAGCGAGATGGTTTCACATGTCAGTGGCCTGGATGCGGAAGGGTCGAGGGCAACACATCGCGCCTCGTTGCAGACCACAAGCGCAGGCACAACGGCAGTCCATCCTTGTTCTGGGATGAGGGCAACCTCCAGACCCTATGCAAGCCGTGCCATGACGGACCCAAGCAGCGGGCAGAGCAAGGCGCCGCAGGGTACTGACGCCGCAGAACTATATCACCACCCCCGGTCCAAAAGTTCTGAAACCCCTTCCGCTCCAGACCGGTGCTGCTCTCACGCAGAGAAAAAATCCTGCTGGATGTCTGGGGGTGCGAACTTTCGCCGGAGTTAAGCGCCGATGGCGAAACGAATTTCTACTATCGACTGGCCGCGCATCGAACTCGAATACTTGGCTGGCGAAGATTCAATCCGAGAAATAGCTGACCGACACGAGATTTCGGACACCGCTATTCGGAAACGGGCCAAGGCTGAAAAATGGGAAAGAATGGTTCGCACTGCGAACCGCCGCGAACCTGAGCGATCTCCACCGCCTCCCCCGCCACGCGACCCGGAAAAGCCAGCCGATCCTGCGGTGATCGCAGATGACGGCCGGTCGCTGATTGCCCGCATGCTTGATGAGCTGGACGTCGTCACCAGCCGCCGGGGCGAACTGGAAGACCTCATCATCGAGGCGACCGACGGCGACGACGACGATTCGAAGCGCGATGCTTTGATGAAGGCGGTGAGCCTGCCGGGGCGAGCGAACACGTTGAAGACCTTGGCGCTTGCGCTGAAGACGATCAACGAGGCGTCCGCGCCGCAGGGAAAAAAAGCAGCGGCGCAGGATCGCGCCAACGCCGTGGGCGGCAGTCGCCGTTTCGGCGCCATGGGCGCGCCGCACCTCAAGGCAGTGAAATAGGGTGATCAACTGGACGACGGCCTGCCTTGATTGGAAACGCCGCATCAGGGACCGCCGGTCGCTGATATCATTCTCACCGTTGTTTCCAGCCTCTGCCGAGGCGAAAATGGCGGTCTTCACCTCGCTCAAGATTGTTGACCTGGGCATCAACCCAGCAACGGAAGACTATTGGACGATCGGGGAATCGGCCGACGAGTGGCTACTCGATTTCGCCGCCGCCATATTCGGCGCTTATAATCCCGACACTGGGGAACAGATGATCCGCAAGGGTCTGTTGCTCGTATCCAAGAAGAACACGAAATCGACCATCGCGGCTGGCATCATGCTTACAGAATTGATCTGCGGATGGAGGCCGTCGGACGAAAACCTGATCCTTGCGCCCACGATCGAGGTAGCAGGCAACAGCTTCAAACCTGCCTGTGACATGATCCGCAACGATGAGGAGCTTAACGATCTCCTGCATATCCAGGAGCATGTCAGACTCATCACCAACAGGGTGACGAAGGCCACGCTTAAGGTTGTTGCGGCGGATAGCGCGACGGTGTCAGGCAAGAAGGCCAGCCGCGTGCTTGTCGATGAGCTATGGCTCTTTGGCAAGAAAGCGACGGCCGATGCGATGTTCCGCGAAGCATCGGGCGGGCAGGTGTCACGGCCGGAGGGTTACACCCTCTATCTCACGACACAGTCGGACGAACCGCCCGCTGGCGTGTTCAAGGAAATGCTAGCCTATGCGCGGGACGTCCGTGACGGGCTGATCGAAGATCAAGAATTCCTGCCGGTCCTGTATGAGTTTCCAGACGAGATGATCGCGTCGGACGAACATCTGGACCCAGCCAATTTCTATATCACCAATCCCAACCTCGGCCGGTCGGTCAGCCAGAAGTGGCTGGAAAGCGAATTTCGACAGGTCGAAAACGCCGAGGATGGCACCAAACAGGTCTTTTATGCGAAGCATCTGAACGTCGAGATCGGCGTTGGCTTGCGGCATGATGCCTGGGTGGGAGCTCTTTACTGGGCATCGGCAGAAGCTCCAGTCGAACTCTGGGACGGCACGCTTGAACAGTTCCTTCAGATCATCGAGGTGGCTGTAGCCGGTATCGATGGCGGTGGTTTGGACGATCTCCTTGGCCTGGCGCTGCTGGGGCGCCATCGCGACACCAAACAGTGGCTTCTATATTGCCGGGCATGGGCGCAGCTCGATGTTTTTGAGCGGCGCAAGGATATCGTCACCCGCCTCGCCGACTTCATAAAAGAGGGTACGCTGACCAAATGCGAGAATCCGACGCAGGATCTTGTGGAGATTGCCGACCTTCTGGAAGCGGTGAAGAATAAAGGGCTGTTCCCCGAGCAGGCGGCGATCGGGCTTGATCCACAGGGCGTCACCACCCTTGTCGATGAACTTTCCAGTCGTGGTTTTACCGGCGAGCAGATGCTTGCTGTCCCCCAAGGCTTCCGCCTCTCCGGCGCCATCTGGGGTACGGAGCGGAAACTGAAAGACGGGACCATGATGCACGGCGGGCAGGCGCTAATGTCCTGGTGCGTCGGCAACGCCAAATGCGAACAGCGCGCTAATGCAGTGCTTATTACCAAGCAGATCGCTGGCAAGGCTAAGATTGACCCGCTTGTGGCAGCCTTCAACGCCGTGATGCTGATGAGCCGAAACCCAGCCGCGCGTGGTCACTCCATTTATGCTTCACGCGGTATTTTGAGAATGGGGGGCGGACGATAAGCATGGCATCCCCAGACGATTACCGGCGCGCGGCGGGCGGCCGCCGAAGCTACGCTCCTGCCCGCATCGCCACACGCGCGAACCTGTCCGGCCCGATCGTCGCCTACGACAGTTATGACCTGAGCGACCCGCGCCTACTAGAAATGATGCGCGGATCGGGCGGACGTACCGGGGTTGCCGGTGTGGCCGTCAACGAGAAGATGGCGCTGCGCAACAGCACGTTCTACCGCGCCATGTCGCTCATTTCCGGTTCCATGGGCATGTTGCCGCTACACCTTATGCGCCGGACCAAGGATGGCCTCATTGAAAAGGCGCGCGACCATCCGCTGTTCAAGGTTTTGCATCGTCGTCCCAACGACTTCCAAACAGCCAGCCAGTTCAAAAGCTATATGCAGACATGCGCGCTGCTCGACGGTAACGCCTATGCATTGATCGTTAGATCGCGCGGCGCAGTTCGGCAGTTGATACCGCTGCCTCGCCGCCGTGTGCGGCCAATACTGTCCGATACGTTCGACCTGAGCTTCCGCTACGATCGCGAAAAAGGCGGACCGGTTACGCTGGCAAAAGAGGACATTTTTCACTTCCGTGGGCCAATCTCATTGGACGGCATCACCGGAGTTTCGCTGCTCGATGTCGCCGCTGATACCCTCGGGCTATCCTTCCGCGCCGTACAAAGCGTCGGCCGCGTACTGGAAAAAGGCACTATGGCGCGCGGCGCCTTGGAAACCGATCAAACGCTAGGCGATGAGGCAATCAATAATCTGCGCGACAGCCTGCGCGACAATTTTTCTGGCGCCGACGCCGACGAAGATTTTCTGATCCTGGAAGAGGGTTTGAAGGTCAAAGTGCTTTCGGGAACGGCAAAAGACAACATGCTGGTGGAACTGCGCAAGCAGGAGGCGGAGGAAGTTTCCCGCTTCACCGGCGCGCCCAGGCCGCTCCTGATGTTTGATGAAACCAGCTGGGGCACGGGCATCAATCAGTTGGGACTGTTCTTCGTCACCTACTGCCTGCTGCAATGGTTCGTCATCTGGGAAGAGGCGGTCTGGCTGTGCCTGCTGACCCCGGCCGAGCAGGACACGATGTATGCGAAATACAATGATGGCGCGCTGCTGCGCGGCTCGCTGAAAGAGCAGGCTGAGTTCCTCAAGGCGGCGCTGGGACCGAACGCCGCGTTCCTGACCCCCAACGAGGCCCGCGAATACATGGACCGCAACCCGATCGCCGGGGGCGAGGATCTGCCGCGCGCCGGGACGACTGCGGCCGAGATCGCCAAAGAGGAAAATGACGATGCAGCGTAACGCTCTGCGATCGGTTCACGCCGAACGCCCCCCGATCATGCCTGACCTCGCCGCGCATGGCGACTGGACCTTCGAAACGCAGGCGCTCGACGCCAGCTTCGCCAATTTCGAGATAAAGGCGCTGGCCTCCGACCAGCCGACCATTTCGATCTTCGACAGGGTCGGTGCGGACTGGGAAGGCAACGGCGTCACGGCGGCGCGCATTGCCGCGGCACTACGCCAGATCGGTGACAAGCCCGTCATCGCCGAAATTAATTCGCCAGGCGGCAACTATTTTGAAGGCGTCGCCATCTACAACTTGTTCCGTCGCCACACGCAGGCGGTCAATGTGCAGGTGCTTGGCATCGCCGCGTCGGCCGCGTCAATCATCGCCATGGCGGGCGACACCGTCGCCATAGCGCATAATGCCGAGATCATGATCCACCAGGCTCAGGGCGTATTCTTCGGCAATGCGGACGACATGGAAGACGCCATCGCCACCCTGCGCAAGCTGGATAACGCCATGGCCGAGACCTATGCGGCGCGGACCGGCAAGGGCATCGATGAGTTGATCGCCATGATGAAGGCCGAAACCTATATCGGCGGCCAGGACGCTGTCGACGCTGGTTTCGCAGACGAGGTCATGCAGCGCGAGGCGCAGATGCCTGTCTATGCAAAGGCGGACGAATTTCCGAGCGACAAGGCGACGCTCGACAAGCTTCTCGCGACGAAGGGCATGCCGCGCGCCGCGCGCCGTGACCTTTATCGCGCGATAGGGACCGGCACGCCCCGCGCTGCCGGGCCTGACCTTGCCACGCAAAACGCTGGCGATGAAACGGCGGCGGACATCAACCGCCTCCTCCAGGCCATGTCGGCCTAAACCCCACAAAGGAAAAGCACCCATGTTCATGCAGAACACCGTGCGGACGGCAGGTCCGCGCGCCCGGGGTCTCATCGCTGTGCGCGCCGAGGCTCCGCCGACCATTGACGCCCTTGCCCGCGGCTTCGAGGCGTTCAAGGAAACCCACACCCGCCAGCTCGAAGAAGTGAAGAAGGGTATCGCCGACGTCGTGACGGCAGAGCAGCTTGAGAAAATCAACGCTGCTCTGACCGAATTGCAGACGGCAGTCGATGACCAGGCCAAGATCCAGGCCGCCGCAAAGCTGGGCAACGGCGCTGTGATCGGCGATATTCAGGGCGATCCCGAATATACCGCCGCGTTCAAGGCTCATATGCGCAAGGGTGACAAGGCCCCTGCGGATATTCAGGCCGCCATGTCGAAGGGCACCGACGCTGACGGTGGCTACCTGGCCCCGATCGAATGGGACCGCACCATTGGCGAGAAGCTGAAGCGTATCAGTCCGATGCGCCAGGAATCGCGCGTCATCACCATCAGCGTCGCAGGCTTCAAGAAGTATTTCGGCGACCGCAATGTCGGGTCGGGCTGGGTCGGTGAAACCGCGTCGCGTCCTGCGACCTCCACGCCGCAGATCGGGATTGTCGAGTTCACGCCCGGCGAGCTTTACGCCAATCCGGCCATCACTCAGCAGCTGCTGGATGATGCTGCGGTTGATCTGGAGCAGTGGCTGGGCAGCGAAGTCGACACCGAGTTCAACCGTCAGGAGGGTATCGCCTTCCTTTCGGGCGATGGCGTCAACAAGCCCTACGGCGTTCTTACCTATGTCACCGGCGCCGCCAACGCCGCGCGCCACCCCTATGGCGCGATCAAGGCTCTGGGTTCGCAGGCGGCAGCGGCGTTCACCGGCGACGGCTTGCTGGATGTCATGTACGACCTGCCGAGTGAGTTCGCGGCCAATGCCAAATGGCATATGAACCGTCTCTCGATCGGCACCGCGCGCAAATTGAAGGATGGCCAGGGAAATTATCTCTGGCAGCCTTCGTACGCGTCTGGTCAACCGCAGACGCTGGCCGGTGCGCCGGTGGTCGAATATCCCGACATGCCACTGGTTGCGGCCGGCAATATCGCTGCGCTGTTCGGTGACATGGAGGCCACATATCTGGTGGTCGATCGCATCGGCATCCGCATCCTGCGCGACCCCTACACCAACAAGCCATTCGTCCACTTCTACACGACCAAGCGCGTGGGCGGCGGTGTCCATAACCCCGAACCGATGCGCGCCGTGAAGATCCAGGTCGCGCCGACCGTTCCTTAAAATTCAATCCTCCGGGGCGGTTCATGCCGCCCCGGTTGATCGAAGCGACGCCCATGCGCGCCGTTTCGGTCAGCTTTTGGAGAATGAACATGACCGTCAAGAAGACCGACGCGGATAAGTCCGGCGAAAGCCCTGCCGACAAGCCCGCCGACATGCCGGCAGCCACCACCATCGATCCCTCGGGTGCGCCCGTCCAGATCGTACCGGACGTCGATATGGAACATCCGGCCGTGGATGCGAACCCGCGATCGAACACCACGGAAAATCAGAACCGCATCGACTTCAACGATCCGACGCTCACCGGCGCAGAAGCTGTCGAAAAGAACCTCGCCGACCAGGCGAAGGGTTAAACGGAAGGATCTGGCGCATGGCCATTCCTGTCACACTGGAAGACGCCAAGCGCCAGCTCCGTGTGGAGTTGGACGACGACGAGCGAGACGAAGAGATCGTCGGCTTCATCAACGACGCGGTTGCTTGGGTCGAGGAATGGACCGGTCACATTTTTGTGGCTCGCGACATAACCGCAGAATTCGCCTCATTTAAGGACATTTCGTTCCGCGAATGGCCGATCGCGCCCGGCGCGGCGCCAACCGTGACGTACCCAGATGGTGGTTCGGCAGTCACTGTTACCGATGTCCGCGCCATCACCAGCCGCCGCCCGGTCCGCATACTACCTTGGATCGGATCGCGCTGGCCAACTGTCAGTGTCGGCACGGGTGCAACAGCTACGGTTCGCGCTGGATATGAAGATAGCGACACCGTGCCAGGCGTGTTCCGGCGCGTGATGCTGATTTTGATCGCCGCCTATGACGATGACCGGGAGGGCGGCGCCGCTTTCCAGAAAGCGGAAGAAACTGCCCGCGCACTATGCCGGGGATTGCGGCCGAGGGCGGTATGAAGAAGGGTCGGCTTAAGGACCGCATCGCATTCGAATTCCGCACTGCCGCCGACGACGGTTATGGCGGCGAACAGGAGACATGGACACCATTTTGCAAGGCGTGGGGTGAGGTCTTCTATGGCTCCGGCGCAGAGCAGCGCGAGGCGGCGCGCGTGGGCGGGTCGCAGGTCGCCAGCTTTGAGGTGCAGGCGGACAGCAAGACGCGCCAGATCACCATCTTGGACCATCGCATCCAGTTTGCCGATGCTGAGTGGAATATCACTGCTTCCAGGCCGCTGGGGCGTGAGGGTTTTCGATTTACCGCTGTCCGCGAAGTGCAGTGAGGCTGATAGGCGCGGGGGCGCTCGATCGTAAAATTGTAGCCATCCGCGACGCTGTGTCGCCACAGGCGCGCGAGCGTTCCCTCCTAGCAGGGGCGGAGATCGTGGCCGATGAGGCGCGGCGGCTCGTCCCTACCCTCACCGGGAACCTTCGCGACAGCATCATCATAAGTTTCCAAGGGGGCGCCATCGGATCGCGCGCCAGCGGTGTAAATTCATCCAGCGTATCGATGCGACGCTTCTTCACGTCCGTTTACATCGGACCATCATACGGCCGTGGTTTCTACGGACATATGGTTGAGTTCGGTACATCCCACTCCTCCCCTCACCCGTTCATGCGCCCAGCGCTCGATAATACGCGCGATGAAGTCCGGCGGGCGATGGGGCATTCGCTTTGGGTCGATATCAAGAAGGCGGCGTGACCTATGGACATGCAACAGGCGTTTCGCGCGCGATTGGTCGCGGCAGGTCCAGTCTCCGCACTTGTTCAGCAGCGAATATATTGGGGGATACGCCCCCCTAAAACGCCCCTTCCCGCGATAACGCTGAACGTCATCACTGGTAATATTGACGAACATATGAAGGGTGTGCAGCCGCTGCAGTTTGCCCGCGTCCAGATTGATTGCTGGGGCACGTCGTACAGCCAAACGAAAGATCTGGTTGACGCCATGCTCGCCGCCGCCCTGCCGCGATCGCGGGGCAACGGGATCTATTTCCGGCGAGCATCAGCAACAACCCCACGCGACATGTCCGAAGAAGCGGACACCGCCACTATCCATCGCAAACAAACGGATCTCATCGTCCGCTTTTCCCCAGCCTGAAGGAGGCTTTTGTCATGAGTGACGTCGAAACTGGTCATCTTAGCGAGTTCTGGCTCAAAGACCCGACTTCTGGCAGCAGCACGCTGGTAGAGCTTGGCGAATTGACCGAAGTCCCGCTTCCCGAAGGAACGGCGGACTTGGTTGAAACCAGCCATATGAAGACGCTCGGCTATAAGAGCTACATCAACGCTCCGCTGAAGGATGGCGAAGAAGCCGATCTGGTGATGAACTGGATCCCCGGCTCTCCGACTGACATCCTGTGCCGCAAGGCGAAAAACTATGGTCGGCCGCTCGAATATAAGATCGTGCTGGTCAACGGCGATGGCACCTGGGAGATCACCGGCGAATTGATCGTCCGCAACTATGTGCGCTCGAATCCCATGCTGGAACGCCGCACCGGCACGCTGCGCGTGAAATGGGCCAGCGAGGAAGTCGAAGCAGAGGGCAGCGCCGGTGGCTAATCCGCTTCGTGGACAGGCGTCCTTCAAGGCAGGCGCTTCCGAATTCACCCTGGTGTTCGACATCAACACCTTTTGCGAGCTGGAAGACGAGACGGGCCTTGCCGTCGCCGAACTGGTCGACCAGATCCAGGACAAACCCAGCTTCAAGCTGCTCCGGTCAATCTTCTGCGCCGGTTTGCAGGCGCATCATCCGCAGACGGCGATCAAGGAAGCGGGCGAGATCATGTCCGACGCCGGACTTGATGTCATGAAGGACGCGCTCGCTCGCGCACTCAAGGCTGCGATGCCCGCGCCATCGGGCGATAAAGCGGGTGCGGAGGGAAAGGCTCCACGAAAAAGGGCTGGGACTGGATCGCCCTCCTGACGCTGTGGGTGCAAGCGGGGCATGATCCAGATGCGTTCTGGCGTCAGACGCCCCGCACGCTCAAGGCCGCGCTTGATGGTTATACGGCGCACAGAAAGGCTGAAATTGCGGCACTGACTTACCAGGCCCGCTTGGTCGTCAATCTCGGCCGCTATCCTAAAAGTCAGCATCTACCATCTTTGGATAGTCTGCTGAAACCAGCGGTACCTGAGCAGAAGCAATCGACCGATGCCATGCTTGCTGCGTTCCAGGACATGAAGGCGGCAGGAGCGCCAATTACAATCAGGAAGGTGGCCTGATCCTCATAGCTTCCGCGATCGCGTCGCGAAGCGCCACAAACTGAGGTTGTTCATGCCTCGTGAAATCCAGCACGTTCGGTTCTTTCATCCATAGGTGACGTAACGGATGATGAAGATCTGGGCCTAGCAGTGTCAACTTTCCCCACTTGAGCCAGCCAGCCTTCTCAAACTTAACGCCGGTAATTTGGCTGACCGAAATATCCCAACGATCACTCGAACCGCCTGCCAGCGGCCCAGATTCGATCGTTATGGTTCCGCCCTCTAGCGTGGCTTTCCACGTCATCCCTGTCGCCACCACCGGCATAAAAACCCCTTCATCTCCGAGGTGCGCATGGATGACATGAAAATCGGCGGCATGCACGGCGAACTTGGGCTGGATGTCCGTGGTTGGTTTGACGGCTTCGAAGATGCCCGCGAGGTATTGGCAGACTTTTCGAAGGAGGTGATGCGCCAGTTCAAGGAACTTGAAGGATCGATCCGCAACGTAGCGCTCGGATTGACGGCCGGGATTACGGCGCCGTTCGCTGGTATGGCTATCGTATCTAAGCGAGGTGCGGGCGCTTTCGAAAAGTCGATGAATAATGTTCATGCGGCTTTGCGCGGTATCAGCGGCGATCAGTTGCACGAGCTTTCCAAAGCGGCACAAGAGCTTGGCCCAACCGTGGGACGAAGTGCTAAGGATGCAGCTGACGGCATTGAAACGCTTGCTCTGGCAGGCATGTCCTCACGCGATATTCTCGGCGGCGGCCTGGCGCAAACCTTGCGGCTTGCGGCGGCCAACGCGGCGGATCTCGGCCAGTCAGCGGCGCTGGTCACCGACGTCATGGCTCAGTTTGGGAAATCGGCTAGCGATCTCGAAGGTGTCGTCAATCAGGTAACAGGCTCGCTGGACGCCTCCAAGCTCGGCTTCAATGATTTCAAGGATGCGATCGCCCAAGGCGGCGGCGTTGCAGGCGCAGCGGGTGTTAGCTTCGAGGACTTCAATACGGCACTGGCGGGGACGGCAGCGCTATTTGGCAGCGGCTCGGATGCCGGCACTAGTTTCAAGACTTTCATCACCACTTTGACGCCCAAGTCCAAAGAGGCTGCGGCAATGATGAAGCAGCTGGGCCTCGATTTCTACGACGCTACCGGAAAGATGAAAGATCTCGCGGATATTTCTGAGATGCTGCGCGAGAAGTTGGGAAACCTGTCTGACCGGTCCCGCACAAAGGTGCTGACGGAAATTTTCGGTGCCGACGCCATGCGCACAGCCATCGGCTTGATGAGGCTAGGCGGAAAATCATTCGAGGAATTGCAGAACACGATTGGACGGACGGACGCGGGTGAAAAGCTGTCGATCCAATTGCAGGGGGTTGAGGAATCCTCGAACCGGCTGTCAGGCGCGTTCGAACAATTGAAGATTGTCCTTGGGGCTACTGGCATTCTCGCTGCCTTCACCGCTGTGCAAGACGCTCTGGCAGGCGCCGTGCGATGGTTCGCGGATTTGCCGCCAATCATTCATCAGGTTGTGGTTGCGATATGGGGGGTCACCGCCGCGATCGGCCCGATGATTCTGGCGACGATGGCAGTCGTGAAGCTGATTGCACCTTTGATCCTACTTCGTGGCAGTTTTGGTGCCGTGGGGGTGGTCCTTTCTGCGCTGATAAACCCGCTTGGGACGCTCATTGCCTTGATCGGCAGAGCCGTCGTTGCGCTATCAGGCGCTAGTATCGCTCTCCGTGCATTCGGTGTGGCCATGACGGCCTCGGCCGGATGGATCGGACTTGTCGTCGTCGGTATCACGCTGTTGGTGTTGTGGATGACTCGGGCATCTACCGCATCAGCCGCGGCAAAGCAGGCCACGGAAAAGGCAACAGCTGCGTATGAGAAGCAGCAGGCCGCAGCGCTTGGGCTGGTGGCCGCCACTGGGGCCGCGCGTAAAGCAATCATTGATAAGATGAAGGCGGATCGGGCCGCAGAACTACAAGCCATGGCAACAGCAAGAGCGGATGTGCAGGCGGCAAAGGCTGAGCTAGCTCGAGCCAAGATGAAGTCGGCTGGGCAGGAAGGATCATCTGTCGCTCGCTTCGGATACCTGCCAGGCGCGAAGCGCAACGTCGCCGTAGACCAGGCGGAGGCAGACCTTCTCGAGCGGGCGAAAGCGCTGGATGTTCTTGCCAAGACGGTCGAAGGTTATAGCCGATCGATCGCCACCCCTGAGTTTGGAACCATCGATCTCAACTTCGATGATGCCGACGCGAACAAAAAGACCAAAGCGACCGGCCTGTCTGCCAAGGAGCTCGCGGACCGCCGCGAGCAGATGTCTCTTGAGCAGCAGATGGCAGTCGCCCGCGCTCGTGACGACAAGGATGAGATGCGCCGCTTGCAGGACAAGCTCGATATCCTTCAGCGTCAGCGCGACTATGAAGATGCTGGCCTGTCGAACGCAGCTGCACGCGTGGCCGCCGCCAAGGACATCGCCGAAATCAAGGCTGCTGAAGCGGAGTTCAACGCCCGCGAGATTGCCCAGGGCGAAAATGCCCTGAACCAACAGCTGGCTGAGATCCGTGGCGATGAGCAGATGGCACGCTTCGCGGCGGACAAGGCCTATCTCGAAGAACGCACGACGTTCTGGCAGGGAAAGGGGCTAGCGCATCTGGAGGCACAGAAGCGCGCGGGTGAGGATCTGGTACAGATCGACATCGCGCGGGCCGACGCCGCCGCTAAAATTGCGGCCCAACAAGCTCTTGATCGGTCCGCTGAACTGTCACGCCTTCGCGGAGACACGGACGCGGCGCAGCGACGTGCCGAGCGTGCCGCCGAACAGGCCCGTCGCACAGAGCAATACTACCGGGATGGCGAAGGCAAGGTCACAGAAGACGATGCCCGCGATCGCGCAGCCCGCGAACTCGATGAGGAAGAAAGCGCTCGGCAACAGGGCCAGTGGCGCAATGTATTCCAGAACGGGATGCGCGCCGCGCTCGATGGCGATCTCGGCGGCTTTGCCAAAAATTGGTGGCGGGATCAGGTATCGCGCGGCATGGAAGAGGCGCTTAACAGCCTCTCGGACATGCTGTTCAATTTGTTCCGCCAAGCGTTGGGGCAGCAGGGAGGCGCTACAGGCAAGAGCGGCGGCGGACTATTTGCCTCGATCCTTGGTGGTGTTGGTTCGATCTTCGGCGGCAGCAAATTAGGTGGTGTCAGCGCCTCGTCGCAATCTTATCTGGATGGGCTGTCCAATTCGCTCGCCATCCCCAAGAACCTGCCGGGCTTCGCGACGGGTGGCAGTTTTGAAATTGGCGGCAAGCCGGGCATCGACACCAACCTCGTGCAATTTTGGGGAACTGCAGGCGAGACGGTCGATGTCCGGCGTGCGACCGATAGTGGCGGCGGTGGAGGCATCGCGCACATCGTGCCGTCTCCGTATTTCGATGTGGTGGTCGACCAGCGTGCAGCAAGTGTCGCGGCTCCGATGTCGGTCGCATCGGGCCTGCAGGCCCGCTCTGCCGCTGGCAGCGATGCCACCCGCGCCGCGCGCCGCCGCATCCCCGGAAGGTAATCATGGCCGTCATTGTTATGCCCGATTGGGTGGTGCCGAATGGTGCCACCCCCTTCCTTCGCGACTTCGGCACGGTGCTGACGCCTTTTCTCGGCGGCCCCGAACAGCGCATCAATCGTCTGGGGACGCGGTTTGGCGTCCGTATCACCTTGCCGCCTGCCCAGACGCGCAGCGACGCCCTGATCATCCAGTCCCGCCTGCTGCGCGCGCGGGAAGATCGGTTGCGCATGGAGTGGATGCAGCCAGACTTCGACACCGGCGCGCCTGGCGCGGCGCGCATCGCCGCTGCGATCGTCTCGGGAACTGCCGTCCCGTTCAAGGGCATGGCGGCGGGGTATCAGGCGAAGGAGGGGCAGTTCCTATCCATCGTCCATGGCGCCCGCCGCTATCTTCATATCTTCGCCGCAGACGGCACCGTCGGCACCGATGGCACGCTCAACGCGAACATCTGGCCGATGCTGCGAACCAACCTGTCGAACAATGACGTCGTGGAGATCGCGCCGCCGATGATCGAAGGCCTTGTGTCGCCCGGCGAAGAACTGTCCTGGCAAATCAGCGTCGACCGGCTTGCCAGCTTCAGCTTCACCCTGTCGGAGGGCGCATGATCGACTTCAGTGGAAAAATCCTGATCCCTTTTGTAACTGGGCCAGAGCAGAGAATAACGAGGTTAGGGCGTCGGTTTTCAGCAGCAGCGGAACCTCCAGACCACCTTCCGCCAAAAGCACCAGGATCGGATCGCCAGCGTCCGTGACTGCCAGTTCGCACTCTGTCGCCGAAAACAGAAATTCCAAGTCTGGATCCGGCTTTGCGCGCGTCAAGACCCCACCCTCTTTTGCGAGAGCCGATATCACCTGAATTAGGACCGGCAGCGTCAATTTAAGCATGATGCCCTGGCCCTCCGGGTTGGCGACGGCGATCCGCACCACATTCTCTTCAGGCGATGCTTCCAAGTGAGCAATGCCTGCAACTTCCAGTTCCATTCCAGATTCTCCACGATCCGCTCGCCATAGGCGCAGGCGCGATGAGTCGAGTCAAACCCGCCAGCGAGGCACCCATTGGACGCAGCACTTAGGAACGCGCTCTCCGCGCCCGCGCCTCTTCTGTTTGGCGCGCTCAAGATCGAATTGCCGGATTACACGCTGCGCCTACTCGACGGCTCGGCCGTGTTGCAGATCGGTACTGAGATCTATCGCGGCAAAGACGAAACGTTCGGGACGATCGCCGCCCTGTCCGAAATGGATGAGGACATGGAAGACAGCGCGCCCGAAGTGACTGTGACGCTGTTTCCGCCGGACGTCAGCGCCGCCGCCGTCCTGTCGCACCCCAACATGCAGGGCAGCGTCGCCACCATCTTGGTCGGTGCGGTGGACAGCGCGAGCGGCGCGGTCATCGGCACGCCGGAAATCCTGTTCCTCGGCGAGATCGATGTCCCGGTTATCGGTGTCAGCGAACGTGGCGAACGCACCATCGAGTTCTCGATCGTCAGCGTGTTCGAACGCCTGTTCGAGGTCGAGGAAGGTCAGCGCGCCTCCAATGGTTGGCATCAATCGATCTGGCCGGGGGAATTGGGGCTTGAATATATGACGGGAACCGACGTCAATCTCTATTGGGGCGTGAAGCCACCAAAGGGGCGGATGACAACGCGCACCGGCATTGATGCCGCCAGTTCCGCCCTTGCGGCCTGGAGCCAAGCGCGATGACCCCGCTCGAACGGCGGCACGCCGCGATCGAGGCGACGATGGCGCGCTATCGCGGGCGCCCCTTCGTGTGGGGCAAGGTTGACTGCGCTAAGGTCGCCGCGTTCCACCTGAAGAAGCTCGGCTACCCGATCAGGATCAGCAAGGCGGGCGCCTATGGCTCAGCGCTGACCGCGCGCCGGGCAATCACGCGCATGGGTTTCGATAGCCTGCCTGCTCTGGTCGATAGCCTCGGCCTGTCCCGCATCCCCTACTCGCGACTGCTGCTGGGCGACCTCATCATGAATGAAGGCCATGCCGGGATCGACGCGATCGGCATCTATGCCGGTAACAACCATGTGCTGGGCTTCCACGAGGACTATCTCGATCATGGCCTAGTGGCCATCGACGTCAAGCCCGATATCGCCTGGAGCGTCCTGTAATGTCCGGCTTCATGCGGAAGGCTGCACTTGTGGTCGGGGCGGTTGCGCTGGTCGCTACCACGGCAGGCCTTGCTGCCCCCGCCGTCGCGGCCACCGCCACCACGGCGGCGGCCGCTGGCGGTGTTGCAGGCATCTCGGCCGCCACGCTTGCCGCCATCGGCACCTATGGCGGTTTGGCTGCCGGTGTCCTTTCCGCCGTGTCGGCAGCGACTGCGCCTGGCATGTCCAATCAGGGCAGCGCCACATCCTTCCAGACGAACCCGCAAAGCGGTCTGCCCTATGCAATGGGCCGGACGCGCATGTCAGGCCTGCGCATCTTCGCCGATACCAATACGCGCCCTGGCTACACGAAATTCAATGACCTGCTATGGTTCGGCGCAATGCTCAGCATTGGCGGCCAGATCGAGCAGGTCGAGCGGTTCACCATCGATAATGAGGTGGTGACCTTCGACGGCAGCGGCAACGCCGTCGGTAACTATCGCGACTATCAGGGGCAGAAGCTCCACATGGGCGGCCCGCAGGCTAGCGCTGTCGCACTTACGCTGGGCGGTGGATCAGCGCCCGGATGGTCGGCCCCGCATCGGCTGTCCGGCATCACGCACGCCATGTGGGCGCTGCGTTACAATAAAGAAGGCGAGATGTACGGCGCGGGCGCGCCGGAACCCGCGTGGATCGGCAAGTGGGTCCGCGTCTATGATCCGCGCCTCGACAGCACTTATCCCGGCGGCTCTGGTCCGTGCCGCGCGCTGGACGAGACGACCTATGTCTGGTCGCAGAATCCGGGTCTTCATGCACTGACTTGGGCGCTCGGTCGCTGGCAGAACGGCAAGCGGACATGCGGGATCGGCGCGCCGGTATCGACCATCCGCATCGGCGATTTTGTCGAGTGCGCGAACGTCTGCGATGCGAACGCCTGGAAGGTCGGTGGGGTCGAATGGACGACGGACAGCAAGTGGGACACGCTCAAGCGGATCCTACAAGCCGGTGGCGCGCGGCCGACGAAGACCGGAGCTATGATCGGTTGCATGGTGTCGACGCCGCGCACCGCCATCGCCACCATCGAAAGCCGCCATCTGCTCGACAGTCTGTCGATCGCAGCGACCAAGAGCCGCCGCGATCGGTTCAACAGCGTCATTCCGCGCTATGTGGATGAAGACAGCGATTGGTCGGTCATCTCCGGTACCGCGATCACGGTTCCCGAATATGTCACGGCCGATAAAGGCCAGCGCACCAAGGAAATCGACTATCCGCTGGTACAGGTCTTTTCTGGCGAGACGGCCATGCAGCCGGGCCAGCTGGCGGCCTATGACATCGTCAATAGCCGCGAGGCAGGGCCAATCACCTTCACGACCGGACCGGAATGGATCGGCCTCAAGACTGGTGACGTTGTCCTGCTTAACGTGCCGGAAGAGGGGCTGGCCAATCAGCCCATCCTCATCACCCGTCGCGCACCGGATCCGGCCACTGGCAAGGTGTCGTTCGCCGCTCAGACGGAAACCTATTCCAAACACGCCTATGCGCTGGGCCAGTCCACGACGCCGCCCGCGCCGTTCAGCCTGACGCCACCCGACCTTAAGCCCCCCGCGCCGGTGTCGGCCAGCTGGGCTGCATCCGGCACCACGACCGGCGAAGGCCTGCCCGCGATCATCGTCGTCGGCGAAAGTGACATGCCCAGCGCCGATGCGGTGCTGATCGACTATCGCAAGGTCGGGGACGATGACTGGAACCGTGCCGCGATCGTGTCGGCAAATGCGCCCGTGCAGCACGTCATTGCACCGCTAGAGAGCGAAACCGGCTATCAGGTCCGCATCGGTTACCGCGTCGAGCAAATCGACGGGGACTTCATCATCCTTGGTGCCATCACTGGCGTCGGCAAGCTGTCGGGAATCGAAGATGGTGCCACCGTCGGCGGCACCATCGGCGTCGATATCCGCATTCCCGAGATCCCCGGTATCCCGGCCCCGCCCGGCCTGATCCGCAACGACCTCTTGAAGCTGCGCAAAGACGGCGGGCTTGTCTATCAGCCGTATGGCGATCCGGCAGTTGAAATCGAGCTGGGCAAGATCGAGCTGCCCGATATCGGCGCTGCCAGTGAATCGGTGTGGCGGCAGCTGGACGATGCGGTTGACCGGCTGGGTCATGCTGTTGCGCAGGCTCTGACCGAGGCGAGCCGCACGCGCGAGACTTTCCGCGATGCTGGTGTCTACGTCGATCCAGTGACGGGAACAGTCAAGATCGCGGCGGTAGAGCAGACGGCCGAGCGTGTCAGTGAGGCTTATATCCGGCTCAGCGCCGCCGAGAGTGCAATCACTCTGCGCGCGACCCGCACCTACGTTGACAGTGCAATAGCGACCGCAGTTCTCGATCCTAGCCAAGTGCCGATCTTCGAAGGCCTCGACATCCGCATCACGTCGGCGGAGTTGCGCCTTGACGGTGCGGAAGCGTCAATCAACCAGAAGGCCAGCGTTTTCGATCTGAATGCGCAGGGCGCGCGTCTGTCGACGGCGGAACAGACCATCGACGCCCTTAACGGTCGGATCGAACAGAAGGTCGATACCGTAGATTTCACCGCGCTTGGCGAGCGGGTCACCAGCGCTGAGACGACGCTGAGCGCATTGGGCGACACAGCCGGAATAACGCAGGCGGTCATCGTGGCGCGCCGCCTGCCCATCGATGTCGGCAAAGCGCAGGAAAACACTTTGCTGGCCCTGCTGGAAGGCGACGCCGCGAAGCGCGGCAGCATCAGCGCCCTAGCATCTGCGCGGCAGGAATTGACGGCAGGCATCACCGATGCCCGCACCGCCATTGCCGTCGCCCGGCAGGAACTGATTGTTCGCATTGGCGCAGCCGACGCTTCGGCGCTTATCGAAACACGGTTGCGGATCGAAGGCGATCAGGTGCTCGCTACACAGATCACTAATCTGACGACCTCGATCGATGGCCAGCTTGCGGCCTTTGATCAGCGCATCTTCTCTCTCGTCCAGAACGACAATTTGATTACGGCCGGGCTGGCGCAGACCGTTAGCGCGGTGCGCGGGTTGGGTGATGACGCGGCGGCGGCGGCGGAAACGGCGCTGATGACGTTGCTGACCGGTGACCGGACGAAGCGCGAGCAGGCCGGGGCCATCGCGGCGGCGCGGCAAGAACTGACGGTCAAGATTAACGGCGACGTAGAGGTCGTCGTTCAACGCGTCAGTGCGCTGCTCGCGCGCATGGGTGTGGCAGAGGCGTCGATCGTCGCGGAACAGTTGGCGCGCGTGACGGCTGACGTCGCGATCGCGTCGCAGCTAAGCCAGCTGGGCGCCAGCCTTGGGACAGTGGATGCGCGGGTCGCAGCCGAAGAATTGGCCCGGGCAACGCAGTATGAAGCGCTTGCCGCGAGCATCCAGACGCTGACGGCCGAAATAGAGGATGGCGATGCCGCGCTGGCGGCACAGGCCGTCCTGGACCGGCAGGCACGGGTCAGCGGCGACGGAGTTCTGGCCGCTAGCATTGATCAGCTACGTGCCGAGAAGAACAGCGACGACGCTGTCTTGGTGGCGCAGGCCAATCTCGACCGCCAGGCGCGGGTCGAGGGCGACAGCGTGATCGCTGCGTCGGTTGACGATTTACGGGCGCTCCGGGAGGACGACCTTACCGCCATTCTCGCCAATGCGAGTGTGGACCGGCAAGCGCGGATTGATGGGGACACCGCGCTGGCATCGAGCGTCGATGAACTCCGCGCCCTTCGCGATGATGACATCTCAGCAATTCTGGCGAATGCCAGCCTTGATCGCCAGGCCCGCATCGATGGTGACACAGCCGTTGCCGCCAGTGTCGATACGCTTCGCGCCGAAAAAAATAGCGGTGATGCCGCACTGGCGGCGCAGGCCAATCTCGATCGCCAAGCACGGATCGATGGCGACGGCGCACTTGCTGCGCGCCAGGACACACTGACGGCCACTGTCAACGACATCAGCGGGCAGGTGGTAGAGCAAGCCGCAGTTCTGGTCGACCTTGAAGGCAAGGTCATCGCCTACTTCCGTGTTGCTGCCACCGATCCAGACGGCACGACCTATCTGGAGATCGTGCGGTCGAACGGCACCGGCGTTATCGTCCTTGGTGGCAACACCAAGATCCTGGGCGATGTCATCACGCCCGGTTCGATTACCGCGCGCGAGATCGAGGCCAACGGCGTCACCCGCACATTCTCAGCGACAAACAGTGCGGCGGCCGTCCTGTCCACCGAAATGGCGGATATCGTCACCTTCACGGTCACGATGAACCGCCCCGGCACCATCATGGTCAACGCCGTGCATCAGCTGGTGTTCGCGACGGGCGGCGCGTGGGAAGCGGAGCTGAAGGTCGGGACCGAGACGCTCATGAGCGAGAGCGGCAACATCGATCACAAGTCGATGCTGATCGGCTCCTTCTACGCATCCGCGCCGGGAAATTACGTCGTTCACCTTCGCGCGCGCCGCACCGCCGGCGCTGTCTCCATCAACGCGGGCGGCTCGGTGATGCTCGTCCATCGCACTTACGCATAAGGAGCATTTCTAATGACTTGGTACAGCACCGGAACCGTAACCGTCACGAATGGGTCGCGAACCGTCACTGGCGCAGGGACCGACTTCGTCAGTAATGTGCTGGCCGGTCAGGCGTTCATCGGGGCTGGTGACAGCCGATCCTACGAGATCGAACAGGTAGTTTCGGCGACACAGCTGCTGTTGCGGAAGCCCTATCTGGCGGCGACCGGATCGGGCCAGAGCTATGACATTATGCCGAACCAGGGGCCGACGCAGATCCTTGTCGAAGGGGTGAGCAACCTGCTCGCCACTTTTGGGGCTGTACGCGACGGGATCGGCGCAGGGCTGATGAAGCCAGGCAATGCGGCATCGCCGGGCCTTCGCTTCGAGAACGATCAGGACACAGGGCTTTTCTGGTCAGGCAACAACAGCCTGAGCGTTGCGACCGGCGGCGTGGAGCGGGCAATTTTCGACGGTTCTGGTCGACTGATGATTGGCTCGCTGACCGCTGCGGAGCGCTTGAACGTCGCTGGCAAGGTCTACGTTATCGCGGACGGTGAGGCTGGCTATCGCATCTACAACGGCGGCCAGAGCGTCGAATGGTTCATGGGTCAAAAGTCAATCAGCGAGCATGCGCTGACGTTCCAGACTTGGGTCGGCGCGTCTAAAACCGACATGCTGACTATGGATGTGGGCGGCAACGTCTATTCCGGCAAGGATAACAATCTGAACGCCTTGGGGCTGCCCAATAAGCGATGGTCGACGGTTTTCGCTGGTACAGGAACGATCAACACATCGGATCGGCGCGAGAAGGTCTGGCGCGGCGGGATGTCGGACGCCGAGCTGGCCGCGGCACGGCGTATCATCAACGAACTGGGCTTCTTCCAGTGGTCGGATTCTGTTGCCGAGAAGGGTGAAGATGGTGCGCGCATGCACTTCGGCGTCCGCGCCCAAGAGGCCGCTCGCATCCTGATCGAAGAAGGCGTTGAACAGGAACAGCCGATCGACTTCGCGTCCGACGCCTATCTCACCGAAGATCAACGCCCGTCTTTCCGTACCGGGTTCCTATGCTTCGACACCTGGCAGGATGAGTTCGCGCCTGAATATGAGCAGGTGGAGGTGCCGCACCAGGTTCCGAGCGGCCTGTTCGATCATAACGGCAATGTGGTGATGAAAACTGTCACCACGACCGAGATGCGACCGACCGGGGGAATGATCAAGGTTCAGTCCGCTGGCAACCGCTTCGGCCTGCGCATGGATCAGTTGGCGCTGTTCATCGCCGCCGCGCTGGCGGCGGATCTCAAGGATGCCAAGGTGGCCCACACCGCCCTGTCCATGAGTGTGAGCGCCCTTGAGGCCCGTATGGTTGCGCTGGAGGCATCACGATGAGTGCTGACCGCGAACCGGTTGCCTCCGCTCGTGCTGCTCGCATTGAGGGAGATGAGCTGCGGTGGAGGCATTGCGTGCCAAAATTGTAGCTGACGTAGAGGGGGCTGCGGCGGTTCAGCTTTTGCTTCGTCGCCTTCCATGGTGGAAGCGAATGCTGACCCGCCTGTTTGTATCCTAATCAATCGGATTTTCATCCGGCTCCGAATGAGCCGATGACATTTCGACCTCACCGGCGAGCAACTGACCGTCCGCGGCTGTAAAGCCGCTTTCCTGGTCGATCACGTCGTCGCCTGCATAGCGGCCAAGGAACTGCTGAAACCGATCGAGGGCGGCGCGCACATCATCAGGCATGTTCTTCTCCGCGGAGCTTGATTGCTCCGCACTTAGACGCTTGCCGTCCACCAAAGTTCAGAATGGAGATGCCTGTGAATACACCTCGAAGCCATGGACCGAGCTTATGCTGATCCAGTCCCTTAAATATCACTTCCCCGCCCGATTGCCTGAATGGCAGAACGCGGGGTGGCTGACTTGTTGGGGCGTCTATGTGGCGCTTCATCCCCAAATGTTCAGCAATCCCGAATCCGCTGCCCTGTTCTCTGGCTTGGCGGCGGTAACGGATTGGACGGGAGCGCCCCCCGCGAACGTTTGGGGCCTGCTCGCCGTTATCGTCGGCCTGGTTCGCATGGCAGCCCTGTTCATCAATGGCGCCTACACTCGAACGCCAGCCATCAGGCTCGCCACCAGTGCCGTCAGCGCCTTTGTGCTTGCCAACATCGTCTACGGAATGGTGCGGAGCGGGCTGCCCAACACCGGCATCGTGACATATTTCTGGCTGTTCCTAGCTGATGTCGCATCCGCCTACCGAGCCTCCAGCGACATCCCAGTTGCAGGTAAAAACCGCGATCACGCCCAGAGGAGCTTGCTGCAAAATGTTGGAAGGCGTTGACGGGGAAGGGATCGTTGCAATGGTCTTGGGTGCAGGCGGTTTCATCGGCGCGGCGATCGCCGGAATAATGAAGGGCCGTCAGAAGGTGGCAAGCGACGAGCCGGATTCTGGCGTCCGGTTGGCGGGCGGTATCATCATGGACAACACATCGATGCTGATGCTCACCGAGAGCATCAAGGAAATGACTGAGGCGGTCTATCGCCTGCGCGACGACGTGCGCGAGAATTCGCACCAGGTCGAACGGTTGCGCGACAAGCTTTAACCACGGAAAAATCGGAGATCATCATGGCCACCGGCAAGAAAGTTGCCGGCGGGGGCATAGCGGCTGCGCTTGTCCTCGCCGTTCCCCTCATCGCGTCCTGGGAGGGCAAGCGAAACGACCCCTATATCGATATCGCGGGCATTCCTACGGTTTGCTACGGCGAGACGCGCGCCGCCATGAAGCGATACAGCGATCAGCAGTGCCGCGACATGCTGGAAAAGGCGGTGAAGGAATTTGCCGAGCCTGTGGCGCGCTGCACCCCTACCATCGCCGACCGTCCCTATCAGCTCGCCGCCGCGACCTCGCTGGCATACAATATCGGCATTGGCGCCTATTGCGGGTCGAGTGCCGATAAGCGGTTTGATCAGCGCAACTTCGTGGGCGGGTGTGCTGGCCTGAAGCTGTGGGACAAGGCGCGGGTCAGTGGCAAGCTTCAAACGGTGCGCGGCCTCGCTAACCGCCGGGCTGATGAATATCGACTTTGCATGACGGGACTGTCCTGATGGGCCTCGGCAAAATCACCCGAACCGTCGGCAAGGTCGGCATTGCGCTGGAGGTCGGCCGCTATGTCTTTCTGGCGGGCCAATCCCTGTGGCGCGCGATAAAGCCAAGAAAGCATCCGCCTACATCAAATCATGAACCTGACAGCCATGATCACCGCGGTGGCGACGATGGAAGCCCGCAATAATCGACCGACAATATCCGGACCATTCCCCGGATCGTCACTCACGTCTTTCTTGCCCGACATCACCCCACCCCCGACTCGATAGCTTCCCCGACAGCGGAGGTAATCAGACGGGCGAAGTGTGGGCAATAGGAGCACCCCACATATGTTTGAAGGCCCTGAACCCGGCTCCCGAGAATATCGGGAGCTGACTCAACTTCTGTGCAGTCGCAGCCGCACGCGCAGGCCTTTCGTGCCGATCGCGCTGGCTGCGGTCGCCGTCCTGACCATTCTGGCACATGGGGGTGTAGATGCTATCTGCCACCTATAGCTTCGAACGTGGCGAGACGATCGCCATCCCGCTGCGCATCGCCCTGGGCGATCGAGGCGACGTATCCGCCATCACCGCGCAGGCCCGCTATGCCCGCTATGTCACAACGCCGATCGCGCCCAGTCTGCCAATCTCGGCCGACTTCGCGATCGTCGAAACCGATGATGGCTGGCTGTTAACGATTGATGCGGCCACGAGCGTCGGTCTTGCCATCGGCTATCATCTTGCCGACGCGCGCCTGGTTATCGCGGGCGGGGTCATCATCACCGATCCGATCGCCATCCGCATCACCGAACCCGTAACGGAGGCGACCCCATGACGCTTGTGCTGCAATGGGTGCCACAGGCGCCTTCCGCTGGGATTGCGCCTGCTGCTGTCGTCGGGCCGCCGGGACGGGACGGCACCGATGGAACGAATGGCACCGATGGCATCCGCGAAGCCGCCCAAGCCCGCGCTGACGGCCTGATCCCTGCCGACACGCCCGACAATCAACTGAGCGCCGTCTATGCGGCCTATCTAGCAGAGGGGGGAGCCGTGGCGCTCGCTGACGAACTTGAAGACATGACGCTGAAGACGGTGGCGCTGCTTGATCCGTCTGGGGTCGTGCCTGTCGCGGTCGCCCTGTCGGCTGTTGGTACGTCGCAGCCCTTCACGCCCATTCTCGGCCGCCCGTTCAACGTCACGCACAAGGTGACCGGGTTCACCGGCAGCTACCAGCTGGAGAAGAAATTCACCGGCGACGATAACTGGTATGTCGCGCTGGGCTATGCCGATCTGCCCAGCCTGCCCGAGAGTTTCGCCCTGACGGAAACAGAGGCGGGCGTCACCTATCGCTGGAACTGCACGGCGCGGACCGCTGGCAGCGTTGCTGTGAGGATCTCGGCATGAGCGTGATCGAGCTGCTGGCCGCGTCGAGGGCGGCGAAGGCTTTGGCGTTGGCGCAGGGGGCGGTGCCGGTGGCGGGGCTGGATGGAATGCTGGCGGCGCGGGCCAACCGCGTCCGTGCCCCCGGCTCGCAGGGTATCCAGATTTTTGGAGGCCGCGCAGAAAGC